TTACTTTGTTGCAAACCATAGGTCGCTTCCCTTTTCTATGCGTATGATCCTAGAGTCATAGTTAGAAGCCCCGCCGTTATATGTCCAGTCAGTCGGCATCCCCATGTTATTTCCATTAACTGCTGCCTTTAAAACCAATCCAACAAACGATCCGATGCCAGACTGAATGACAATATTGAAATAAGTTCCAACAGGCATGTTAGGTAATGCGTTAATTATCATTGTCCCGTCACCATCTGTTATTACGTAAGTTTTAGCATGACGAGGAGCCCAAGTAACAGAAGATGCATTAATAGAGTTAGTACCGGTATCAGCTTTTAGTCGGGTCTGTGTATATGAAACAGCGCCCATAGCTTCACTACGATAAACGTTATTTAGATTTTCATAGAAAAACTCAATTAGACGATCACTATTGACGCCCCAACCAATATCCCACACCCCCCCGGAAACGGCACCAGATATTCTCATTTTGATAAGGCGTGAGTTTGTTCGCAGGCAAAAATAAAACCTACGCGGGTAATTCATATTCCCACTAATTGTATTTGGAGCAACTAGCGTTACCGTTATATCCGTATCACTCCAGTACACAGTATCTGAGCGAGGTATAATTGAGCAACTTTCTGTCAGCTTAACAAAATTTAGGGGAATTTGTGTTAGCGCTGAATACCCACTAATTCCATTTCTCACATCCTCTAAATTCTTTATCGCCTGAGGAGGAAGCCCCACACCGGCAGTGATAGAACCATGACGGAACCTTGCCATCTCAAGCTTTTTAGGCACTGACAATGTAGCGAACCCATCGCTGGATGAAACGTATAAAATTCCGTCGAATGTGTCGTTCGGGTCAAATGCAACAACCCATGTATGGCCATCCTTCATGCGGTATAGAGCGGGGCCTTCGACAGATGAACGCCTGAAATATCCACTCCCTGCGTCTGTATTCTGTAAACCAGAAATTGAGTTTATATAGCTGTATCCGCCGGATATTGTTGAGCTAGAGAATATATCAATAATCCCGTAGTTTTCGCGTTTAACAGCCATGAGGTAACGATTATTAACATCATCGTAAGCTATGGTTGCATCAATACGGCTATATTTATTAAACCCTCCGTCATGATCTACACATGACACCCTAACAGGAACACTAAATTTCAGTCCTGATAAATCATTTAGTTCTGATATATACGTTCCGAACATCCGGCCTGTACCGTTAGTGCCGTCAGTTCCCAACAGGATACTAATAACCAGATGTAGCCTTCCGGTCTTATTGTCAACTATGAGCTCCCCGGCCCACAGCAGCGATGCGGGCACAGTTCCACCATCCCATGGAGCGGTATTGCTGCAAATAGCATTATCGCCGTTAAGCTTTATCGGGTTGGCTACCCAACTAACAAGGTCAAGACTTGAATAAATAATCAGGTCAACTGAACCAGGAGTGTTTGCAGTTGTAGCCATTAACCACATTCCATTATAGAAAACCAGCGAAGGGTCTCGGGCACGCAACAAATCACCATTGGGATTTTTTAGGCGAATTGGATCGCTAAAAGTAATTCCGTCGTGAGATGTTACGATGTTTACTGCATTTGATACGTTTTCGAAAAATGAGCCATAATAAATACTTGGCACATATTTAGAAAACTGTATTGAGTCCAGTTCATCTCCGACTGTTGACTCGTTATAACCCAAAAGCCACGCGCCATCACGCTCCTTAAGATTAGCACGAAGAGATGCGTCACCAACTGATACCCATCCCCCCACCCCGATACCGCCAGTTGAATCTGGAGTTGAACCAGGTGGAACAATCTTTCCGCTCTCACCAAAATCACCATCCCAACGATAATACTCACCTGTGGTTTTGTCTCGCAAAACATGATTTGGCAGCGTTAATGTCGCCCCATCCTGAAATGAGTCAATCGTAATATAACCAAACGCTGAAATGGCCTGTTGGGCAACCCATCGAAGCCCTTCAATAGTATAATGCTTCGCTCCAAAACGGTCTTCATAGATAAGTTTTAGCGATGTTACAAACTCGTCAATTTTCCCAGCATTGAATTTTAAATCACGCGGCGATTCACTTGCCACCGGGAGCTGTGTCGGTATCGTAGCCATATTTTTTCCAATAAAAAACCCGCCGGAGCGGGTTGCAATTAAACGGTAACTTATCAGCTAATTATGGATAGATAAGATCGCTATACTCATTAAGGATTAATGATGTTGAGCCGTCTGCATTTGGTTTCTTCTCTGAAATAGTCCATAGCGTGGAGTTAAGTTCCTCTTGCGTGGCGATAATATAGCGTGACGGAGACTGCACATCATATCCGTCATATATATTTAACTGAACATCAGGAACTGCAGCGGTAAAACCAAAATCTGTATCTGCACGTTGATAAGCCCTCACACGAGCCGTTGGGATACCGATGCTATCAGTAACCGTCACCCACATTTCACCCGACCACGTGATACGTTCGTTAGTATCAAAATTATTACCAGTGCGAAGAACTATGTAACCGGCTTGCTGGTTTATGTCATAGGTGTCTGCTACCTGAATCAGATCGCCAGGAGAAACATACTCCCCATCAGAAAGAACTTTGCAGGCCATTTTTAGGCGAGAGTGTAATAAGCGACGAACTTCAAGCATTGCACGATCCCTGGCTTGGGTAATGTTTCTACATCCCTGGAGGGTAATCTTCAGTGGAGTTTGGGCTGCCTCTTCGACAATCCCATAGGAATCTATTCTATATCTGAGATAAGCCTTTTTGTTGGTAATTGGGCTAACGTACTCAACCTCAACCCCATCGTATTGCCCAGGCATACGCATATCATATGTAAGCCTGAACTCCTCACTAACCATGTTTGCCCGATTAAAAACTGCGGCTGGTGCAGCTTTCTTTTCATCACGGCTGAAGGTCAGCACACCATCTTCCCAGTAGGCAATAACGCGCGCAGCATTGCATATGCTCTCAATGCGTGCGCCGAGAGAAACATCCTCATCATCGAATGTGTAGTCGAAGAACAAACACTCATCTGGTGTGATAGTGCTGGCGATCCGGTACAGTTCATAGAGGTCAATATTGCTCTCTGGTTGACTACCCATCACCAGCCATGTGTGCGCGACTGCATCAGCGAAGCTGCGCGATCTACGGAGCGTGTAATCAACTGTGCGGGACGTCATATCATAGCTAATAGTGTGCCGTGTCACCAATGCGTTGTATTTGCGCTGGCGCACGCTGGTAGCCTGCTCAGTGGCCCTTACAGTTACACGGACTAGCGTATCGTCTGGGTGAGTCTCATTGACGCGAACGCGGACTGAGTGAACGTTTTCGAGCTTTAGGATGCTGTGATCATTGCTGTTTTCAGTCCGTTTGAACTGCAGCGCATATCGCCCGTACCCAGCTGCTGGAGTAATTTTGTACGTCAGATAATAGTAATCTGTCCGCGGTGCAGCATCGAACCCCGTATTGAATGTTTCTCGCGTGCCGGGGATCATGTCGTTATTATCATCAACCTTCCAAATGTCTATCTGGGTATGGGCGTAATCTCCATCACCAAGCTGAGCATTCAGATGAACCCATAGTTGTTCTCCCGGCAGGGGTGCAAACACAGGCCCGACAGTGATCCCCTGGTTGTCATTCAGAACAAACTTTGTCGTGTTGAATTGGGCTGTCTCTGGTATCTCTGATGCATCACGCCCTGAAAGGTTGGTAAAGTAAAATGTGTAATATTCCTGCGGTGCGATGATAGAGCCATCATCAGTTATCTCCGCATGGAACAAATCAGCAAAAATCGTTGCATCTCGGGTAACCGGCCCACTTGCTGTATCGTAAGTTACGTTGATCACAAAACTTACAGGGTGTGGCCTGATTAGCCCGTAGAAATAATCGAACTCTGCCTGCTTATTGATTTTTACGCTGATCTGGCCGCCGGAATACTCACCAGAGATAACTGTTGTTGCTGTTGCTGTCTCAACTGGGATTTCTTCGCTTTCATTTGGGCCTGGGAGCTCCTGGCCGTCAACGTCATCAAAGCTGAATCCTTCGTAGATCACAGGAATATTCTGGCCTGGCTGAAATATCTCATAACTCGCACCGGCCAGAGATCCGAGCGTAGTTTCCGAATAGCGCACACTTTCTACTGTGTAAAATCCTAAACCGAAGTTCATCCACTCTGTGACATATTTGAGATTGTCTTTGTATTCAAACATCGACTCCTGGATCAGGTCTGGATAAGCCCTCACCTGGCCGTAGATATCTGGGCGTGCTTGGTAGGTTCGTGCAACGTTAGTTTGACCTGTCAACTTATTGTTCGGTGACTCCTTTACGTTGGTGTCTGCTGACGTAAAACCCGATTTAGGCATCAGAAAACCAAACACTTTCTGAACCAGTTTAAAAACTGGGCTGAGAACTTTTCCAATCACGCTTTTAGGCTGGGAAAATATTTGGATGCAGTGCAATTCTGTAAGCTGGAAATCCAGTTCTGCATCATCAGCGAGTTGCGCTCCGTTTACAACGATGACGATATCGTTAAAAAAATCACGTTTGATCAACCACTCGAAAAAACTCGCGCCGGCCGGCAACAGCACTTTTTCTTTAGCCTGCCCTGGTACATGTTGAATCTCGATAATCGGCATGGGTCAGATACTCTACTTTGGTAAACATACGTTCAATCACACGCAGGCGGTCATGGCGAACGCCGCCGCCCTCTCCTCGGCTATGTAGCGCAGCCCCATCAACAATCAGCCCAATATGCTCCGCACGGTCACCAACGTACCCAACAAATACACAGTCATCGCACGGTGTGTCAGTGCTATGCCAAAACACAACTTCATCCCGATAACAGGTCAGAAAGTCCTCCCCGGCCTCATAACCGGCTGAATGATGGAGTTCTATGCCAATAACATGGCGATAATAGAGCACCACCAGCCCCCAGCAGTCACAGGCATTAAACGCGCAGGCGCGGTCAGCCCACGGAATGCCGATCATCCGCTGGATAAATTCAGTTTTTTGCATGCGATTAACCGTTAATTAGCCCAGGCCAATCAGCCGGGTCGTATAGTCTGGCGATATTCTTGTTGAGGGGATTGGTTAGCGACAGACTTACATTCACATCAGTTCCGTCAAGGCTGCAATCGCTAACGTAAAGTGACCATTGCGCGATCGCTACATTCATGTTGATCGAGTCAAAGCGCCGGATAGTGCAGATGATTGGGTCAATACGGGAATTCCCCCGCCACAACTTAAGTTTCTGCTTAAAATCAGTTGCCAGCTGGCTAAATTTCAGCGTGCTGTCTATCACAGGCGTGTTGCTTTGCTGGCTTTCGGTTAGTTCAAAACGGCATGGCTGATATTCATTGCCGCCCAGCATCTTCGGGAATATCTGATCGCGAACCAACCTCACATAACCGAACGACGAGTGATAAAACTCGACCGTTTCATAAAGTATCCGGTTTGGCCTTTGAGCCTTATATTCTCTATATGTCGGCATTATGTCACCTTCGGCAAAGTTTCTGGATCTCTTCCGTCTGGGTAGCCCGTAACGACGATATCAAGCCACGTACCCCACGGCGGTGGCAGTTCAACGATAATGTCATCAAACTCATCATCTGCGTTTTTCAGCTTCCGGCAGATAACGTCACCGCTCCATGTGAAAATCGATCCGCTCTGTGACCATGACGGCCACGCAAGAAAATGAAGTTCTTGCAACTCCAGGCCAGTATCTCCCGTACCTGTACCCAACTGCATCTCAAACCATTGGTTGCAGTTATCCAGGTACTTGGGGCTGCGTAGCCACTGCATAAACGCACGATGCTGATCACGAGTGAAAATCCATTGCAGAGAGAATGAGGTTTTCAGGTCATCAGTCAGCCGCTGGAATATCGGAGCGCCGACCTGGGGATTATCGACGCGAAATCCGGTATCAGTCGAAGGTGTTTTCCCTTTTTGGGCCAATGGGAGCCAATCAGGATATGGTATTGCCACGGTGTTCTCCCAATAAAAAACCCGCCGGAGCGGGTTATTGCGTTGCCCTGCGAGGGGCTTGGTGGTTCCTGGTTATAGCCTGGTCAATTGGGCCGCCATTGTTAATATCAGCAATGATGGTTTCTATCGTCAAAGATCCATCAGGGTTCTGCGTGGCCTGTGAGTCAACCATCGCAGTGCTGTAGTTTTGAATGTTGTTGTAAACGACGACTCCACCTCCCTGCATATCCTTGTTGCTAATCACCTTGCCGTTGTCACCGGGGATCATGTACTGCTTACCAGTGCTCGCCTGGTAAATCTCTGGCTTGCCTCGCTCACCTACCTGGTACATAGCGCCAGCGCTCACAGGGCCACCGTTATAACGCGCGCCGCCGTAGCTAATGCCACTTATAGCACTAACGATTTGAGTGCCGGCAGATAGCGCCTGAGAGATGGCTGGTATGTTGGCGGGCCATGGTATAGCCATCGCATTACTTATTGCTGTCTGCAAGTTCAAAGACGCCTGAGCAATTGCGAAACCCTTGCTTATTGCAAACAATGCCTGATATGCGGCGCTGGATTTTCCTGCCGCCTGCCCAATAGCATCTGCGAGGGAACCAGCAAAGCTCGATGACTCCCCGAGTAAGGTGCTGATGTTTTGTTGGTAAGTCCGCTGTTCTTGGTCAAGAATTTCCTGTCGTTGATACGCAGCCTGCTGGAGTATCGCTGTCTTGGCATCTTCATACAGCTGAGAATTCTCCTTGTCTATCTCTTGGTATCGAGCCAAAGCTTCAAGTTTTCTTTGCTCCTGCAGGTCGACCATTGCCACCGGATCTTCTGCCTGCTTCGTGGCTGGGTTAACCGTGGTCTTGGCCGATGCTATCTCTTGATTAGCAAAAGTGGCTCCTTGTTCTGCCTGTTGCCGTGCCCGCAGAGCATTAGTCGTATCCCAAATCTTACCGGCATACTCTCCGGCCAGTCGGATCTGTTCTTCTGTTGCTGACTTTCCAAGAGATTGCTCAGCAGTCAAAACAGCTTGAGCCCTGGATAATTCCTGAGTACTGCTACCGGCAAGCTCTGACTTTTGGCGTAGTTGCTCTAGTTTTTCCGCGACAGATTCTTGCGCTCTGGCGTAAGACTCAGCATCTTTCTGCTGTTGAGTTTTACCTTTACCTGCGGATTTACTGCTGGCATGAGTTGGGATCTGGATTGGATCGCTGTTTTTTATTCTTTTCTTAGCTGCTTCATAACCTGCCTGCGAGGCTTTCTCCCACGCTTCTGCAGTCAACTTCGATGATTTTTCTTCATTCTCTTTGGCGTAGTCACCAAACCCAAGAAACTCCCATGTTCTTGCCCTCCTGGCATACATTTCTGCTTCTGAGCGTAGATCTGCTATTTGCTGCTTGGCGTTAATTGTCTTTCCTGACAACCTATCCATGGCTGCACTAAGGGAGTCAATCACGGAAATTATCGTGTTGCTTGCGCCACTAGTCTCATTCATCTTACTTATGAGACTTTGGAAAGATATTGTCAGTGAATTATTAGCTTGGTCTAGGGTACGAGGCAGTTTTTCGAACTCAATGTTTACCTTTGCTGACTGCTTCATAATTGAGTTTAGTGCATCTTGTGCAGTCAACTTTCCATCTAACATTGCTTGGCGTAGTTCGCCCATGGACATTCCAAGGCCTGCCGCAATCTGCCTTGCCAACTCAGGCATCTGCTCTAATATCGAGTTGAATTCTTCTGCTCTGACAACTCCAGAAGCAATCGACTGGCCAAATTGGCGAAGCGCATTAGCCATCTCTTCTGAGGATGAACCACCAACTCTGCCAATTTTCTGAAGGGTATCAGTCAGAGCTAATATTTGATCGTTGGAAGCCCCAGCCTCTTTCAGAGAGGATGTCATCGTCTCCCATAGTTTCGTCGTATCCTGCAGGCTCGCTCCAGTTTCTGAAGCGATTGAACTGAGAGACTCAAATGTCTTTGCTGCAGAGGCAGAGTCCGCCGACAGCCTTGATATTCTCGATTGAAGCTGGTTTATATTATCCGCAACAACCAGAAACGCCTTCGCATAATCGAGAACAATAGCGACAGAAATGGCGCTTGCGACACCGCTCAGCACTGCTTTTAAGCCTGACATAGATCGACCAGCACTATTAGCAGAGGATGATAAACCATCAACTGCCTTTGAGGATTGATTTGCCTTTCTATTCATTTCCTCTAACACTGCTGATGCCTGCCGGCTACCGGTTAACATTTTGGCTGTTTCAATATCAACCTGATAGACCAGGCTTCCACCATCTTGCTCTGACATTTAGCGATCTCCGGGCATAAAAAAACCCCGCCTGAGCGAGGTTATGTTTGAGGTTTTTTGTTAAAGCTTCCAGTTACACGACTCAGCAATTTTGGCAGCCACTTTATCTGTTCCTGATAAATCAAACTCAACAGCCTGCATTGTTGAACCGTATGGCTCAAAGCCAATTATTACTTTTTTGTGTTTTGCTAGTTCCTTGATAAAGGATATTGCATTTGGTGAAAACGCTGCACTACCGCCTTCTGAAGAATTCCAGGTGTGCTTAACTGGCTTTCCATCGTCGAATCTCACAGTTATTCTTGGCTCACCAGAACCAAGATAGTCATATACAGAAATATATGCATCCGTTTCATTTTCTTTGCATCGCAAAACGAGTGATGTATATCGCTCAGATCCCTGTCGGGTATAGACATCTTTTGTCGCATTAGAAGCAACCATGTCTGTTGTGTCAGTCATTTTGTTGACTTTTGTCTTAAAGAACCACGATCCCTCTGACTGCATATCGTTTGCAGCTGCACCAAAACATGCGAAGCACACAATGAATGCTAATACCTTTCTCATTTCATCCCTCTCCCATAGACAAGTAACAAGTTGTCACATGTTAGCAAAGGGTTGTCGTAAGATCAGCGATTCACCTTAAACTTTTCTAGCGCCGCTAATATCTCGTCCACCTTACGCTCTGTTTCGACAACTTTTTTCAGGGTGTCAACCTGAGACTTAAGCACCAGGGAGTCGCCTTCATTCAGGATAATCTCTGTTCCTTCATTCCCTTCAATTACCTCGCCAAACGCTCTTCTACAGGCAACCTCTATGGCCGCAACAATCTCAGCATTAACAGATCTCTTGTTCTGCGCCGCCAACGCATGAAGCCTATCTTTCAGCTCCTGGGGCAGTCTAACGTTTACTTTTGGTTCATCTCTAGCCATCGTCTCACCTCCAAAATCATCGTTGACATGGTGGCACTGTGGGTCTACATTATCAATGGTTCCACCGTGCCACCAAGGAGAGTAAATGAAACAAGAATGGCAGTTGAAGGCAAGATTCCCAATGCAGCTGCGGGATGACCTTTATTCAATAGCAAAACTCAATGATCGCTCTATCAATTACTTAATAGTTAAAGCAGTAGCCGAATTTATCGTCAGAAACAGCGAAGCCCCAACTGCGGGAACAGTCAGGGCATCTAATTTGTCAGCAACCTTGTGAGAAACCGACATGAACAGTATATCAATTCTTGAAGCAGTTAACACTTCATCCGTCCAGTTCCATGGTCAGCCTATCATCACGGCCATGGCTGCCGGTGTGGCTTATGTTGCAATGCGTCCAATCGTGGAGAACATCGGCATCGATTGGGCGTCTCAGTTTGTTAAGCTCAAGAATCAAGGTGAAAAGTTCGGGTGTTGTGATATCACAACACCTTCAAAGGGCGGCATCCAGAAGATGCTCTGCATCCCACTGAAGAAGCTCAACGGCTGGCTGTTCAGCATCAACCCGTCAAAGGTGCGCGCCGACATCCGCGACAAGCTGATCGCCTATCAGGAAGAATGCTTCACCGTTCTGCACGACTACTGGACAAAAGGCGCCGCCGTTCGGAAGTCAGGAACAACCGTTGATGAGAGAACACCACTGCGCGATGCGGTAAACATGCTCGTTAGCAAGAAGCACCTGATGTACCCGGAAGCTTACTCCATCATCCACCAGCGCTTCGCCGTAGAGAGCATAGAGGACTTAACTCCTGAGCAGATCCCGCAGGCTATCGAGTACGTTCACCGCGTCGTGCTTGATGGCGAATATCTGGGTAAACAAATAGAACTACAGATGCCAGCCAGACAATTCGACGATAGCGAACTCTACCAACTTGTTTGCCTCTGGAGCGTGGCTCTATTGATAAGACAGGATACCCAGAAGATAACTGAAGCCCTGGCACCTCTTGGACTTCCAATAGCAGTTAAGGTGAATGCAAACGCCAACGATCTGGATGGGTTTATACGCAGCGCCGGCTTGCTGCTTCTGCGTGAGAGCAGCCACATAGCCAAGCAGGTTAACCCACCATTGAACTGGAGGCTTGAGATAACCCGTATGCAGTCAGCACTTCACTGATTAATGGCTCTCATTTTTGGGGCCAGAAAGCAAAAACCCACCTCATCGGTGGGTCAGATCGTAAAGTGTTCCAGCTTATCAAGCTCTCTCTCTGAGAGCTCAATGAATGTGTTCTCAGCCAAATCTATCAACCTGGGTAACATTGCATCAATTCTTTGATGTGCCTCAGGTGTTACCAAGGCGAGAATCTGGAAATAATTATCGTCGTAAAAATGCCTGGCAAAAACCAAAAAATTATTGCTCGTACGGCGATTGATAGGGGTATGTGATGGCCAAGCGTCTTCATTGGGCATCCTGACATGGAATTTCTCAATGCCAGCTGCCATTGCATTTGGGTTTCGCTCGAATCCACCACGACATCCAAGTAATGGGGATGCTGGTAAGTTAGAGAGGCACCTTGCAACCATTTTTGCAAAGTGCCTCGCTGTTTCATCGTCGCTTAGTTCAGCAGTGATGCTTACTTTGATCATTTAAGACCAGCGCGGGGTGTCCACCCCTAACATCATGTGCGATTTGTTGATCAGCCTTACCACGTCTTCATTCGAGGTGTTATCGGCTAACAGTCGACCATTATCAACTACAGTATTTGCTTGGCGGATTTCAGTAGCGATCTGGCTAGCGCTGCTTCTCAGCAACGCAAGGCTACGCATCATTTGCTTTTTAACAGGCTTTAGCATGGCATAATTGCCTGACCACGCCTCTGAGCCTTCTGCCATCTCAAACATGTCACGAGTAAGGTTAATGCAGTTTGTAGCTGCCACAGCTAAAGTATCAAGCGTAGCGTCATAACCAGCAGGAAAGTCACGGGCATCCGCGCTCCCATCACGAACTGAAGCGAGGTGTTCCATACCTTCTTCTGCAATCTTTTGCAGCTTGTTAGCGTGTTGCTGAACCTGCTGGCATCGTTGGAACGCATCAACCGCAGAAAGAACCACGGTTTTTTTGCACTCAGAGGACACCAGAGGTTTGAAAGCACCATGAACCTCGGCTTGCGCCTCGGTGAGCAAAGGTGCAAACGCTGCTGCCATTGCTGTGATGCTAAGGATCATAAATTTCTCCGATAAAAAAACCACCGAGATGAACTGCAACGGTGGTGATAACCGCAGTTATCTAACACGGAGTGTATTACCTTAGTCATATTCTTTCAATGTCGACAGCACGTTTTCTCACCGTCTACTGCCCTCTATTGCTGTCTATTCGCCCTGTAGTGAGCCCATAAACTACATCGCACCTCCCCACGTATGAAAAACTCGCTGCTGTAGTTTGGTTCTGCTGCGATTTTGGGCTATCGATTTTTTTCGTTTTCATCATCGCCTGCCAGCGCTTCTCATCTTCGTCCATCACCTGATCGTACTCTTCGCGCGTGAATCCTTTCTGATCTGGGTACTTAGCCGCCAGCAGCAACTGAAACTCGGTCATTGAAAGGCGCTCTGCTTCGGCGCGAGGCATGTTGAAGTGATTCCGTGCTGCGCTGATGTACTCGAAGGCGTTGAACTCGTTCACGTAGCTGTTCGACTCGTGTCGCTGCAGCTTGCGTATCTTTGCCTTGCCGATGATGCCGTGAGTGATCAGCGACTGGCCGATTACGATGATATCGCTCGCCGGCATCTTGCCGCGGCGAAACACGAAAGATCTCTTCCCGCGTTTGCTTGGTCGCAACTCCCCCACCAGCGCGCTAAGGTCATCATCACTGCATGCCTGCATAACGATCATCCCGGCGAATATTGCCGCACTGCTGAATGACGGAGCATTGATGTATGCCATCAACCACCCAGGAACCTCACCGTATGCCTCAACAGCGGCTTCAAGTAACCGTGGCGCCTCACTGGTATGAAGTTCCGCAAAACGCTCTACAATCTCCGCTGGCGAGCCTATGCGGGTCATGTTTGCGAACGAAGGTCGAAGGAAGTAATCGCGATCGGCATCGGTGATGACCATCTCGCCTAATTCAGTGATTGGTGTCATTTTATATCCATCTTGACGGGCTTCCATGCCCGATAGGCATCATGAAGGCAGGCCAGGAATGCAAAGCTGTCCGTGTTTTTCGACTTGCTCAATGCGCGCCAAAAGCTGAGGCTTCTTCACCCTGCCCCAGCGATTAAGCAATCGACCTGACATGCTGGCGACATCTTTCTCTTTCATGTACTCCAGCATTACCGCGTTGCGCTCGGCTTCATAACTGGCGCTATATTTCTTCAGTTCACTACTCATCCAGTTGAAGGCGTTGATGTAGCCCTCCTTGATGCCCGCAGCCTTAGCGCCACTAAAGCCCATTACAAGCATTACGAAACCACTGAAGTCCATTCGGTAGTATTTCTGCTTCTTGTCAAATATCCCTAAGTCATTGATTTTCTCGACAGCGCAAAAATGCGCAGTGCGGAAATCATCAGAGAAATGCCCCTTTTCGATTGCTCGAACTACATCAGACGGACGCTTCCCGAATGCTTTGGCGATCATGAAAGTGTCAGTAATTGGCTCGCCTTCTGCGGCGGATACCATTTCGCGGAAGTCTATTCCATTAACTACAGTTGGATGCGTCATCGGTTTTACCTTTTAGTGATGAACCTTGTCGCACAGGAAGCGGCCCCAAGAAGGCTCCGACAGCCAGCCGGTTCCTCAAGGGTCATCCTGAAAGGTTCTTGGTTTGATTACTGCGCGTGCGGTGCGCGATGAATTTCAGATACAAAAAAGCCCCGCATGTGCAGGGCTAGTCTTTTTCAGATCGACGGTCGGTTTCCCGACCATTTGCTATGCGGTGACGGTGATCGCGCTGGTTGACGTTTTGGCGCCATCGTTGGTGGTAAACGTGATTGTGGCCGCGCCGGCAGAAACGCCAGTAACGAGACCTGACTGATTGACGGTGGCCTTACCGGTTGCCGAGGATGACCAGGTGCCGGTTTTGTCGCTGGCATCAGCCGGCGCCACGGTAGCGGTAAGCTGTTGAGTAGCCCCTACAGCAATGCTTGCTGTTGATGGCGCCACTGTCACACCGGTAACCGGTACATCCGCGGCGACTTCAAACACGACAGTATCGGCATCAGCAACTTTCCACTCGCCGGAGAAAGTGGATATGTCGCTCGTACCAAAGTCACCAGACCACGACGTAGTGTTGAAGTAGCCCATGATGTAGGTGCCGGAGTCTTCGCCGACGAAATCGAAGCGCACCCAGATCGACGGCTGCCGGCCAGCCTGGACTTCATCGAAAATGTACTTGGAGATGTTGAGCGCGCCGATCTCAGTAGTTTTGTCTTTACGACGGAACTCACCTTCCCCGGAAATGGTGAAATCCATGTTAGTTACCAGGTTCTCCACCAGCCCTTTCGCGTCGTCCGCTTCAGACGTCACGGAGTTTGGCGAGAAGTCGAAGCCCTTGGTGGTCAGTGCGCCGAGGCGCTTCCAGTCACTCAGTGCCGGCAGCGTGTCAGCACAGCCGAAAGCCATACGCAGCACCGCGACTTTACCAATCAGTTTGCCGGTATCATTTGCACAACCTTGCATGTGTTACCTCTTCAAATAAAAAGGCCGCCCAGAGGCAGCCTGATGGATAGATATGTGCGTTATTCGCCGTAGGTGCAGCAGACTAAAAGCCGGTAGATTAATCGCCCCTCTGCTGATGGGATTGGCGTTGGAGATCCTCCGAGCAGACGCATGGCGCCAACACAGCTATCAGCGCCCTGTTGGCCGCTAATGTAGTCGGCTATTTTGTTCGCCGCGGCATCTGCTTCTGCGTTCTTCCCTTTGGCTCCGACAACATCGACCATTACGAAGAAATCTCCGCCGCGGTCGTATTGAATATCTGAACCACCACCAGGCCGGAACACGATGAAGGCGTCTGATAACTTACCCGTGTCGTTCCACATCAGCGTTTGGATGATGAGCCCCGCGGTTAGGTCTGCGCTCTCGAAAAGATTTCGTAGGCGGAGATACATTGGAGGTGTCACAGCATCATCTCCTTCCTGATTATCTCGTCCACTTGCCGGCGGGTTTTCTCTACAGCCTTGGTGAGGAATTTAGGTTCACCAGATGGATCCCAATAATTACCGCCACCTTGCGACTTAGGACGCGGCAGCCCTTTTAGGATGCCACTGGCGTTATGAACATAGACCGCATAGTTAGCCGAATACCCGATACGCCCAGTGATGCGTGTTCCATTCACTACGGGGGTGTCCTGGTATTGCGAATTAAGCAGTACCGAGGTTTTACCTATTGGGGTCATCAGGGCAGCCTCATTGCCGATGATAAACAGCGCTGTTTTGATAGCCCTGATCGCCTTTCTCGTCCTGACATCCTCAACCACGGCATCAAGGCGCCGCTGGGCCTCTTTGATACCATTTATCTTTACGCCCATCGCTATGCTCCCGTCAGAATGGCTATATCCTCCGCCAGGCGTTCAAACGTGTCGGCATAGCGGATCACCTGCACCACCTCATCGGCACCCGCGGCGATCGGGTCTATCATGGTAGACACGCCGATAAGCAGATAGTCGCCTTTCTTGGCTTCGGTGAATTCAGTCCACACAGTGTTTTTTACAGTGATTTCCGAACCGATATTGTTCAGCTTCGCCGAGAGTCCGCCCTGGTAATCGCACATGATAATTTCAGGCGGAGCCCAACCCAGAGGATCGCCCGCTTCACTATTGCCGAGATTGCGCCATATCGTGGCCTCAGCCGTATATGACCAAATGGCTAATGATGACATGTCACTCTCTCCAGCTAATCACCGCAGGCCGTTCTGCCGCGATTTTCGGGCAATTAAATTTCCACTCACCGCGGTCGTTAACGAATCCCGTGGTTTGCCTGGCCGTGTCAGTCTTCACCCAGACGCGTTCAAAAGGCTTTGGTAACCGTTCGGCGACTGGTATCCATGCCATCAACCACCACCGCACATGCAGCCGCCCTTGCCGATCCAGACACCGGCAAAAGCCTTGTTTGTTGGGTCAGGTGGAATCAGGCCTGTAGCGCACCCTTTTTTGTCCAGCCCGCGCAGCAGGTTCAGCGCCCCCTTCCAGCGATCGCTAAATGACTGATAGCGGAACGAACGCGATGCTCCGCTTGGCGCCGTTTGAGAGCTGATGTATTTATCACCCTGGCCTAATCCCATGAGCCCGAGAAGATAGAGTTGGATGAGTAACGCTGTTGATGCTGGGTAATTCGCATCCAGACATTCCTGAATGCTGTTCACCTGCTCCACCAGTGCATCCAGGACGAAATCAGGCAAGCTGATACCCTGTGACTCCAGATATTCCTTGGCCTTTTCTTTGTTCACCATGGCTGATTCCTGTAAGAAGAAGCCCCGCCGAAACGGGGCATAAAAAAACCGCCTTGGCGGCGGCTGTTATTCAGCAGGGAACAGATTTTCGAGCTCGCCTTCCGGCAACAGCTCAGCGAGCTTTTCTTCGCCGAGGTTGCCTTTGAACTCAATCCCCAGATCAGTGAGCCGCGCCTTGATAGCATCCTTGCGCGACTTTGTTTCGTTGCCGGCATCCGGGGTGGCCGGGGTCAGTTCACCGCCGGCCGCGCCACACATCAACCGCACGTTAGATTTCAGCGCTGGGTGAAGATTTTCCAGTTCCAACACATCCCCGATCTCTACGCCATTCCAGGGGCGAATAACTTCGTATTTAGCCATGTTTCCCCCTTACGCCAGATTGGCGCCGTAGACAACACCAGAAAGCCCCTGATCGTCCGCAGTGATTTGCAGACCTTCGGCAGACATGATCTGGAAGTTGTAGTTAACGTTTGGCAGAGGGCGCGGCAGCGGGACAACACCCACAGCCATGCCGACCAGCGGAGAGATCACATCACGACGACGGACGTAAGCGACGAACTCATTACCCTTCAGCGCAAAGGTCATGCGGATTTCTTTAACCGGTGCAAATGGCAGTACCGCCTGCAATACAGTGCCACTCACAACGCCGTTTACCACGTATGGCTGCGCCAGGTTTGCCCAGATTTCTGGGGATACCCACATCACGTCGTACTGAGCGACTTTGTTGGCGCGCGCCAGCGCACCAAATGCACCTTTGCCGAAGAACTCGAACAACTGAGTCATCGTTGCTGCAGTCAGATCGATGTTTGCGCCGCCGGCACCAGCCCCCAGATTGAGCTTTTTGGTGTTGCGGTGGTTTTTAATGCCCTGCGCAGGATAGGACTGAACCTGGATGTTAGGATCACCGTTAAGGTAATAGTTGACGCGCTTCTGGTTGAACTTACGCATCTTAGCCATTTGCGAGTCCAACACCAGATCGATACCCACGGTGTTCAGCCCGGCAGCATGGCGCCAGTTCACACCATAGCCGGCAGTGAATACCGGAATTGGGTCGCCATCGCTGGCGTATTCAGTGTGGTCAAAGGAGAACGGTGCCTGGCCGTCAATGCTTACCGACACGTCATCAGCAATATCACCGACCACGCTATACAGCTTGGCAGTTTTGCCGACGGACAGAACCGTTTGCACGCCGACCAGATCGTTGATGATTTCCATGCCAACTTCCTGATCGCGCAGTTGCAGTACCTGGCGATCAATTTCAGCCCAGAAATCACGAGTAAAGCCACCAGCAGCGTTTACTGCCAACCACTCCTGCGTCATGTGGGCACGGTTGGCGGCGATCATAGCGTTATGGTTGGCGTTCCACATATTGCGGTTCGCCCACAGCTCATTCCAGTGACCGCCGAGGCGGCTGTTTGAAGCCAATGTCTCTTTGGAGAAATACATGTGCGTTTATCCTTCTTCTAAGCGCCAGCGGCGACGGTGCCTACGCGCATACGCACGCGGATGAAATCGGTAGCGCCGGCGGCGATAGTGGCTTCGTCCTGGCTGTAGCCGATCACTGAGTCAGTGTCAGCAGTTGCCAGGGTGAATTGGCCGTTAGCGCCAAGCTTGATCGGGCTATCTTTCTTGTACGCGCCAGGTACGCAGAGCAACGCCAATTCACGGCCTTCTTCCACGTAGTTGCCTACAGCAGAGTCGCCAGCAGGAACCGCATCGGTGATTTTCAGCCCTTGATGGTAGGCAACATCGATGATGTAGATTCGCCCCTTAAGTGCGGTTGCCTGAGCGAACTCATCGCTGGCGTTGATGACAGCAGCAGTGCCTGGCAAAAGTGCCGCGGCAGTGGTGCGAGTTTTGGTCTTATACAGCGACTTTCCGTCGATGTTTACGCGACGATAACGTGGCATTGGATAGCCCCCTTATTTGAAGTGTTCTTCGGCGGCAGGTGCGCCATTTTCTTGCTGATGCTGACCGGAGTTACCGCCCAACTGAGCCGAGCTTCCCAGGCGCTTAAAAGCGTCATCCAACGCTTCGCCTGTCAGGGCATTAGCAGCCAGTTCACCAAGAACGGCCGCAACGGCTTCACGCTTGGTTTTCTCTTCCGCGCGAGAGTTTGCAGTCAGGGTTTCGGCCAGTTGGTTATGGTTTGCCTGCAGCGCATCAACTTTATCGGTGATAGGCTTGAGCGCCTCGGCGAAGTTGGCGGCCAGGCCTTTGCCGATTTCGGTGATCAGCTCTTGTTTCTCTTCAGTGGTTAAAGGCATGTCGCCCTCCGTTTGGTGGTTGGTTGCAGGTTGTTCCTGCGGATTGAAAAGGGATTTAACTTTGTTGGCGACGACCGTCACCCAGGATTCCTGCCGCGCAACCGGCGTGCCGGTTTCATCAAAGGTGATTTTTCCGCCCTCCGATGTGTAGCCATAAACCTGGGCAGCGCCGCCGTTGCGGATGATCACCACCTGTGAGTCGGTGAAATCAGCCACCCAGGCATATTCATTTTCGCCGGGAGCGAATCTTTCTTTTGCTGCGCGGTCGAGACGTTGCTCACGATCCCGGTAGGATTCGCCAATCAGCGCGCCAGAGTTGGCCTTTAACGGCGTAGCAAGGTCAGCGTTAACCATCAGCCCAACACCCTGCTCAGGCGTCGCTGCGCCCACTTCATGCAGCAAGATTGCGTCATGATCCATGCCGTGAATCTTCGCCACCCACTTGGCACCTGTGGCCTTCTGTTGCTCATTGGGCTCAAGCTGGTCGAGAAACACCGCAACGCTGGTGTGAATAGGTGGAACATCTTCGCCGCGCTCAATGGCCTCTACGCGGGAGATAAGCTCCCTACCTCCCTCGCTCTGGTTAGCAATCTGGGTATCAACCCACTTCTCCAGGTAGATCCGGTTGCCTGATTTCTTCACATTGCGATTCCAGGCGCCGATATGGCCCTGGTTGATACCTTCAGGAGAAAAGGCAGAGATGAATGCGCCATTTAGCTGAGGATGCCCCAGCGGCGCCAGCGTGCCTTCCAGCCCTTGATAGTGAGCATCGATTTCGCTGGCCGTATACAGCCCCTCATTCATGACTACGTTTGCCGGTAGTGTGTAGCTCGGCAAAACAAGATGCTCGCGGCCGTTGTATGACTCCCGGCGAATTGCCTGGCTGTTGACCTTCGTAGTGACGTTAACTTGAACTTTCATGGATTAACCCTCTGCCCATTTGTAGCCTCTCTCCTTCATGTCGTTGAACGTCTGCTTGGCCTTGTCGATGACCGAAGGAGTGAGAGGGTTCCCTTTGTCATCCACCAGCACGGAAAGCTGCGAGCATTTGCAGTTGATGGCGTTGCCATTCTTCGTGTACCACTCCCTCACCTCATCCTGCGTGTATAGGTGAGCATGCCTGGCAGCGTGTGTTGATCGGGTGGTAGGACTTAACGCAGAGATGTGAAGCAGCTTAGTTTTGATGCCGTAGCGGTCTTGCGCATCCTGAGCCTCATCCCAACGCGCGCGCCGTAGTGCGGTAGTGATTTCCGTCCTGGCGATGCGATTCGCGCGCCGGGTTTCAATGCCGGTTTGCTCGTTGAGGTTTTTGGCTACGTCACGCGGATTGAGCCCCCTGGCAATGCCATCAGTCAGAATTCGCGCCATATCGCTCTTAACCTGAGCGCTGAGCCCTTTCATCTCTTCGAATTCACGCGCTCTGACCAGAATCAGCCGAAGCTGATATGGCTCACTCAACAAGATGTTTGGAACATCCTGCTGGCCGGCGGCATAAGCGGAGGATTGCTGAGAGAGGTTGTAATACTCCTGCGCCGTTCCTCGCTGGTAAGCCACGGACACATAGCGGCCAAAGAACCACAGATTGAATTCCCCGCCCTCCAGCAGAATTTCGTCCACCAGCGCTTCACCGTTCTGCAGCAGCATCGACAGAAGCCCCTGCTCAAGACGGAAGGTGTAGCGCTCGTTTACGACGGGTTCGGAGGGGATGCGGTTGAGGATGTCGATGTAGCCTTTCGTTATCAGCTTCATGCGCTTTGCAAACTCACGCATGGCGCCACGCTCTAACTTATCAACTCCTGTGGGATCTTTGATGTTGCTCGGCAGGATTGGAGGCTTAGGTTTCGTCGTCATCCCCTGTCTCTCCAAGCGGGTCGCCGCCTTCTGTTTCGAATCCTGCAGCAGTGCGAATTTCCTCACCGCTGAACGGCGCCGTATCGCCGCTTTCAACCATGGCCTTGTTCACCTCTGCCATAGCTTTGGAGTCCGCCAGGCGTTCAGCGCGAGTCTGTTGATTGAGATCGTCCCAGATGACCGTTTTATGGCCAACAGAATCGATAATTCTCAGGTCGATCAGCTTGTCGCAGAAGTCCTCAATTTCGAACGACAGATCACCGCGGCGACTCTGGCAGCGCCCATTCATGTACTTCTGGTCTTCGGTGCTTGAGCGCTCAGCCTGTTGGTTGCCTACCAGTATCCGCGAAGGTATATCAACGCCGGCAGAAGCCGTCTGCAGGTTCACGGCATAGGTTGGGCTTGGGTCAGACACAGGTGAAACAAGGGAGGTAACAGCGGCGCCCTGCAGGCTCATCAGCACATCGTTGCCGCGGTTCATCTCGCGCGCGGCTTCGTTGAACTTGTCCTGCAATTCGTCAACGCTGACGCCATACATAGACGCCAGACTGCCGAAGTCGATATCTTTATCGAAGCTAAGCGCCAACTGCCGCGCTGCGTTCTTCAGGAATGACTCACCGGAACCGCCCTCTACTTTCTCCAGGCTGACGAATGCGTTGTATGCTGGCTCAAGGAATCCGATAGCGTCGTCGGTGTAGTCGCCGAGAATAAAAATACGATCAGGGTGGATGTCAACACGACGAGAGCCACCATTCGGCAATCGCTCCGTGTACTGCCACATCTTCGGCTTGCCGTAGGTTTTCGAGTTAATCCCGGTATCCCACTCGCTCACATTCAGCGATCCAGCCCAGGCAACGGTAACTTTCTCCAGACCGCGTCCACGCGTAACCTCTAGATTCCATGGTTGGTTATCACGGATGTGCAACAGAATGCCGGAGTAGCGGCCAACCAGTCGCCGGCGGTCAGCGTCTGCAAATGCACGCCATAACCGGTTAGTGAATACCGGTTTGAGTTTTTTCTCCCAATCGGTTTCCGCGCGCTTCTCGTCGGTCTTATCACCCTCGATGATCTCCGGGTTGGTCTGCCAGCATTTGCCCACCAGCTTTTCCACGGCGCCGTGCGCAATACCACCGCGGCGATACAGTGAATAAAGATTGTCGTAAGTGATCTGCTCAGGAAAGCCGTATTCGCACCAGGCGGAGCCGCGTTTATTATCCAGGCCCATAGATGGCCCAAGCATCGCCATACGAGCACGCTCAATCCTGGCGTCGTTCAACGCGTGGCTGACGGCCAGTTGGAGATTTTTGTTCATGTGGTTTCCGTTTGGAGGGGTTTACCGAAGTCGCTTAGGGATCAGCATCCCAACGGACTGAGATTTGCGTTTGATATGTCCATCCAAGCTGTAGCGTATCCCATCCCAACAGTGCTCATTGCCATCTGCCAGTTTTGGTAACACTTCACCGGTGATACGGTCAGTTTTGTAAGACCAGAGCCGTGCCTCGCGCGCCACGTTCTTGCAGCGAGGATGAATGATTATTTCGTCAAAGCCACGGAGATGGGCGATCCCGTCCTCAACGCTTCCCTGCCACTTTTCAGCAGCTGAAATATTGAATCCCTGTCTCTTGAGATAACTGATTGTCTCCGGGCGCGCTGAGTCTGCCTTAATGGGCCAGTCACGCACGCCGGGGATGGTGTCGTACAGCTCAGGCATGTGGTCAAGTTCGGTATGCTGGCCATATGCCTCATATTCGATGTAAAGGCGGTTATGCAGAATGAATGAACGCACCAACGTATTCGGGTCTTTAGCGAAACCGAAGTCGGCACCGAAGAACAGGCGTTCCGCCTCTTTCCAGAGATTGTCGGAAAATTCAGCAATCCGATATTTGCCGGCCAGTACCTGCTTATCCGAGTTTTCGAGGTAAGCCCCTTCCCATACCCATGCGTATGTTGCCGGGTCAAGACGGCGCTCATCGTTCAGCCGTTCACCTTCCAGCACATCGGGGAACCAGGGATTATCCGTGTAGTTCATCTCAACGGTAATGCAGTCATCGCCAGCCTCTTTGCGAAAACGCTTATCAGTGGCGCTACCGTCGCGCTCTGGGTTCCACGTCACCCAAATCTCTGAGCCTTCCTCACGAACGGTAGGGCTCAGCTTCTGCCAGGCAATTTCGCTGACTGATTCAGCCTCATCAACCCAGCAAAGCAAGATCCGCGCCTTCGACTTGATGCTATCGAGGTTATGTCGCAGACCACAGAACACATAATTCACGCTCTTATCGATGGTTCGAATGTACTTTTCACCAATATCGAAATTGGCTGCTAACCATGGCACCGACAGGATCGCCTGTTTAACCTCCTGCATGCTCGACTCTTCCAGTGAGTTCATGAACTCACGAGCACACAAGATCACTCCAGCTTCGCCATTCATCATCGCCTGATAGGCTTTGACTGCCGTCATCATGGCAAAAGTGCGAGTCTTAGCACTACCACGGCCACCGTGTGAGCAGCGATAGCGCTTATCCATGGCGGTGAACAGCGGAGCTAGCTTGGCGGGAATTGGCAGTTGAACAGCTTCACTCATTTTTCGGCTCGACTGGCAGTAGCTGTATTACTGTTGGTTTAGGCGTCATGCTACCGTCTCCAGACCGGTGATCAATTATCACCTTATCCAGTCCAAGTAGCTTAGCCTTCCCCATCGTAGCGCCTACGGCGGCGGATGCTTGCGCAGTCTCGGAATCAAGAGCTGCGCGTCTGGCCTCCTCCAGCTCGATAAGCAAATCATCTACAGTGAGGTTATGCCTCTGCCGGTGTTCTCCTTGCAGTGCTGCAATCCTTGCCGTGATCTTGCCGTTGTCGAGCAATTCCTTTGCCTTCCGGTTAACGCTCTCTGGCTTCATCCTGTCAGCAGCATACGCCTTCCTGTACGCCTCCGACGCGTTACCGGTTTCGATGTATGCCTGACAGAAAGCCTCTTGCTTTGGTGTCAGACCTGCCATATTCACTCCAATAAAAAACCCGCCGGAGCGGGTTCAGTCATTTCTTGCTGTTGGCCTCTGCCATTTGCTGGTATCGCGAGTCGTTTGGCCCTGAGAATGTGATGTTTAGCGCTCTACTTATAGCTTAATTTCACTCAAATCCCACTGCTCATCAGGGCGAATCAGCAAATCATTAGCAAGCACAGTATTACCATGAATAACAATCATTCTTTCAGAGATATCTTGAAGAGATTCAACTCCAGAGGTATTAATCACAGAACATTTATCCCCGTTGTTCGTAACACCGGTAAATGATAACCCTGTGTTTATCATGTAAACTTTATCATTGCTTGGATCCTTACCAACAAGACCCCTTCCTTTGATTAGTTTAACTTTTAGGTACATATGATCCCCTCGATTTTGATGGAGGGAATAGGGTAATAGCATTTATTTTTTTTTAAAGAGTTTTCTATGGTGCTCGATGAGTGCCTTCTGCAGAATTTTGTAAATCCACGGCTTGTCGCCAGACGTTGAGCGTCTCCACTTGACCGGCGCAGATTGATAAAGCTGTTTTCAGTGACAGCGTGTAGCTCACCGCGTCGCCCCAGGTGTCACCCTGCAGGATTGGCTGCTCGCAGTGAGTAAACACGGATTCAGGGGGTAACAGGACGATTTGCTGGGGTGCCGGCGGCGTTCTGCTGCAGGAGCTCAACAACAGCGGCAGGCATAGGCTGAGCAGCGCAGGGATCGTTTTTAATCGCTTCACGGTACTTCCTTTGGGCGGTGTTGTGCTGCTGGCGTAGTAGATGTTCGCGTTGTTGCTGCTCAGCCATGAGCACACGGTTTTGAGCGTCTTGCTTTTGCAGCGTGGAGATCAGTCCAGCCTGCTGCGCCAGCGTCTTTTCCTGCTGCTTAACCTGCTCACCGGCCTTTACTGCGCTGCTGTGGAAGTGAAATGCCAGCCTGCCGGCAACAATCAGCGCCACTAGCAACAGGCCGATCGCCATAGTGCGGAAGCTGAATGAGGTGTTCATGACAAAAACATCTCGCGTTCTGCTGCACGGCGCGCCACCAGACCATCAAGCCGTTTACCTCCAGCATTCACCCACCGCCCGAATTGGTCTGCTGCGCCTTGCTTATCGCCATCGTTCAGCTTTTCTAGAAGCGTGGATGTGCTCAGCGACCGCAGGCCGAGGTTATACGCAAAGCTCACAAGCGCATCGAATTGTCCCTGGGTGATTTTTACCTTCACCAGTTGATTAACGCCCTGCTCATACTGCACAACACCGCATTTCAGCAGCCGATCGGCAGTGGCCTGATCTATCTGCATTCCGGGGCCGACTTTCTTACCGTCTACCGGTTGCGTCCATCCGTAACCAATCGTCCAGACGCCAACTGAATCCTGATAGGCTTTCAATCGCAGGCCTTCGAAGCGCTTGATCAGCTCAATGCCGCTTTTACTGATATTCATTGCTATCACTCGCTTTATTCAGGAATCGACGCTCCAGCGCCTTAATCAGTGACGCACCTGACCAACCGGCCATGCCACACACGCCACCCATCACTTCTGACGGCCAGTCGTAATGTAGGGCGATCATCACCATAGTTAACCCGGCGAAGATAGAAACGAAGAGCTGCAGAAACAGCGTGCGCCAACTAAAGGCCTCGCCGTTCAGCACCTTGAATGAGTAACTGGCAATGGCTCCCAGCAAAGTCATGCCGAATGCAATCAGCATTGATAGGATGCTGGGTTCGTTCTTCCAGGGCATTTTCATAAC